CCCGTAGCCGTGGAACTTTGCGTTGTTATGCTGAGCGCACTTTGAAGGGTAAGTAATATAATTGTAAGGTAATTTTTTCTTTACGTCAATGCCTCCGTGACCAGCGTCAAGGAAAACACAAAATTTAGATGCTTTCATATTTTGATATTTTTAAGGGCGATGCAAGTCAATGCACCGCCCTGTAAGCCGCATAAGGTAGCGAATCTGTCTGCGCCTATAACTTGAATCCAATGAGTGCAAAAGCCGCTGTAATTAAAGAAAGTTTTGGTGGAACTTTCACTTCAATTTCTTTGCCAGCGCACTCGCGGCTTGTTTCTTTAATTTTATCCCAAATGATTTGAGCCAGTCGCACATATTCACGCCACGTAAATTTCACCTTATTGCCTTCCAAGTAAACATTGATTTCACCAGCAAGTTCGGCAAAGTTCATTGAATAACATTCAATGTCGCCAAGAGGTGACTTAATACTATCAGCCGATTTTAAGGCTTCTTTTAAATTAGTCTGCATATTATTTGATTTAACGATTAAAAAAACGTGTAATTAAAACGCCAAGATTTACACCCGTGATGCGTTTCGTATTTTCCGAAATAGAATACAATTCCACCGTTGCAATTAAAAACGCTGCCATATACGTTATATTGAATGGAAGGCTAAATGTATTTCTTGCACCCTCGAAAATAAGGATAGCGCAAAAATACACTATTATTTTTTCAATTGTTCGGTAAAGACCACGGCTATTTATTTTTTGCCCTTCCTTTTTTGCCGCGAGGATTCCCGTTCCCATGTCAGCAAAAACCACGAAAATTGTAAAAATCAAGAATCCTTTAATCGGAATGAAAAACGAAAATATCCAGCCACAACAAATGGCGTATGTTATTTTTTCCCACCCAAGGTGCAAAAAGTTGATTAAAGTTGTTTTCATTACTTTGTTTTTCTCAGGATTAATTTATTATCAAAGTCTTTGAAAACATTTGCCTTCGTTAAATAAATAACCATTCTATCGCCTTGATTTGGATAATTTAAAATATACCCGTATGTGTCAGAAATAATAACCAAAGGTCTATTTAATGATTCACCAATTTTAACCCTGAGGCTTCCCGTTTGATTTACAAATATTTCAGCCCCTGCCACAACCTTTACGCCGTTGGCAATGGCTTGATAATTACCTGTCCAAAACCTTTTAAATTGTTCTTGCAAATAATCAAATGAGCCTTGTATTTTCCCATTCGTCAATGACTTATCTAACTTGTTTGCGCTTGCGATAAACTTGTTTTGCTTTTCAAGTAAATTCAAGGCATCTGCCATTTTCCGTGCATCGTCAACCAGGTCGTTGGTAAGGAATGGGACAATTAAATTTGAATCAGTAAACACGGTTAAACTTGAGTTATCCGCGTCGGTGATTTGCTTAACATGCCAAACGGTATCAGGGTCAATAAATACCTTTTTGACAATGATTGTATCCTGAGCAAAGGAAAACAACGGAAAAAGGAAAAGGAATAATATTTTTTTCATGTGTTTATTAATTACAAGTTTTTTTGACAATAAATCCAGCAGTTATATATGCAAGGTCTGAAGTGTATGTTCCGTTTAAATACACCCACCATGCTTCACCTGTTGATAATGTATAATTGGTATTTACTTCATTTAAATCATATTCGTTCATTGTTATTTGCGATCCTTGCAATGATGCCCCTGAGGTTGCAACCCTTGCGCCAGCGTTTGCCTTGTAAACGCCAACGTAATAATCCTGATCACCACCAACAGGAGGGCAAGTTGAACAACCTATTGCACGAATATAAACACTATCAATGCAATATCCATTTAAACTCGTCGGTACAATAAAAATATTATTTCCATAACTGAAATCGTATGTTGAGGCTGAATTGTCCGCAGCGCCTGCAACAATTCCTAAATCAAAATAAAATTTTTCGTTTGCGTTTAAAACATTGCTTGTAAGGCTCAATCCTGTTCCAAGTGTTACCTCTCCAACAAAACTACCTACATTGATTCCAATTAATTTATTTGAATTACTTCCAGTTGCAGTTAATTGCATTCCATTTGTTGGTATAATTAAAGAACCAAAAGTTTTTTGCCCATTAATATACTCATCTCCGCTCAATGATACTTTATTATTAATGCGAGTTGATAAAGAAGCCGTGTCCGCGCTTGTTAAAACATTTAAGCCGCCTTCGGTTATTTCTCCCGTTGCGTTAAGTGTTCCATCAACCTCAAGCGTTTTCGTCGGTGCATTTGTCCCAATGCCTACTCGGTCGGTCGAGGCATCCACGAAAAGCATGTTTGCGTTTCCGTCGCTTTTAACGCGAAAGTCGGAATCGGTTGAGCCTTCATTGAACACGGCTGAGGAATTGACGGTTAAAGGTGCGGATAATGTCGTTGCGCCTGTTACGCCAAGAGTGCCGCCGATACTTGTATTGCTTCCAAAATAATTAATACCGCTTCCTGTTTGATAAATACCATAATCACCACCTGATGCCGTATTTACAAATAAACCGTAATGATTACCGCCAACAGTTGATGTATTATTAAAATAACCTGCATAAGTTGATCCGTTTGAACCACTTCCTGATGCTACAATTTCACCTACAATACCATAAGCGACACCTGTACCATTTATATCGCTTTGAGTTGCTTTGCCTTTAACTCCTATTGCAGTTGTATAAATTGTAGACGCCTCGGATAATATACCAGTTGATGTATATCCTGTTGTGTTTACAGATGAATAAAAGCCAGTAACATTTTGATTTACACCTAAACTTGATTGATTATATGTAACTTTTAATGTGCTATCTTGAAAACTATTACTACCATTGTTAGTGTTTATATCTAATGAACCACTTAATGTTCCACCCGTTAAAGGCAAATAAGTCGAAGCCGCCGTGCCCGTGCGCAAATAATTTGTAAGCATCGAAGATGTATCACTAACTAAAAGGGCAGCCGTTGTATCGCGCCATAATCCACCAGAATAATACAAAGAAGCCTTGTCAACTGGTGAAGAAATAGCCAAATCATGAAGCTCATGTAATTTATAACCAGATGCTACTCTTATAGCTATTGTTCCATTGTTTGCATGGCTATTTATACAAAAGCCAATAGGCATATCAATGTTTGGAGCAACTGGCTCAACATCTGTCCAAACACCTGCCACCGTTGCCGAAGGATAAAGGATTGCGCCTGCCGCAAAGGTATCAGTGTTTACCTTTCGTATTTTACCAAATGAAATAACATATCCATCCTCACCGTTGCTTAAATCGTGTGCCGTTATACCTAATAAATACTTTGCATCTATTGAACCGTTGGCGATGAATTTCGCAACGGTTATTCTTCCACTTGCCCCAAGCGTGCCATTGGCATAAACAAGGCTACCTTTGGTAATAGTTGCGCCTGTTTGATTCTTAACAAGCCAAAAGTTTTTGAAACCAAGTTCGTTTGGTACATTATCATTTAAGCCAAGTACTACCGTAGCCAAATCTGAATCCCAACGCATTTTTGCAGTTTCAACATTATCCGTAGGAACACCTACATTAAAAAACAATGAATCAACAGGCTGAGTAAAATTGTTATTTATAATAATTGTATCGCCGTTGCTGAAAACCCAACCGCCTTTTGTCTTAATATAATTATATTGAATGTTATTTACCGTATCAAGAATAAAATAAGCGTTATTTAAACCACTTGATTTTATTACAACTGTGTCCGACGCCCTTCCACGGTAAACGAGCCCGTCGCCCGTGGTTTGAAATCCAAGGCGTTGTTTATTTCCTGTTGTTGGATATTGAGCGAAAAGGCTAAGGGAAGCAAGTAAAAAAAGAATTGAAGGCAATGTTTTTTTACCTCCAATCTTCTTAATTAAATTACTCCCAATTTTAAGCAATACCTGTTCGACTAATATTTCACCAACGCGACCCAATGTCTTTAGGAATCGTCTTTCTTTTCTTTGTTTCATTTCTTTCATAAAATTCATAATACTATTCCCATCGTGTTATAAATATCAAATATTTCTTCGTCCTCGTCGCAAGTTGCCTCAGGACAACCAACGGCAGACGGAACAAAGCCAATAAGGTTGGTTGCGCAAGTACACAAATAATCCTTAATCCTTTTTTTCTTTACCTCCAACCTTTGAAGCAAAGTATCTTGATAAAATTTTAATCCTTCAACGCCCACGTTTTGCCCGTATTCATTGTCAAGTGTATAAAGTCCATTTGTTCCAAGTTGCATCACCATATAAGGGGATGCCTCGTAAAGAACCGCATTGGCGCAAAAGGATTTTAATTGGTCATTCCATAACGCTTGATAAGAAGTCGATGTAAACGCCGTGGAGCTTCCTTTGTCCGCAACCAAGGCATCGTAAAACGTTAATCCAACGGCTGGAATAATCCAACGGTACTCCGCGTCCTGAATATGCGGGCTTATCAATGATTTATCAAGTCGTATATCTGCTGGCGTTGGTCTTGCAACTCCGCCGCTTATGACCTCAGACGGTTGTATTAATTGGCTCATTTGTTTCGATTGGTGAATAACCTAATATTTCCCTTTTTTCGTCTTGCGTCAAATTATCCTCAACCGCAATGTCACCCATAAAAGACACGGGTAAAGTATTTGATATTGAGAATTGAACGTCTTTTAAGGCTGGGTTATAAAGCCCAATTTCGGCTAAATAAGGATTTATGATTTTAGATAACATCAAGTTTTGGCGCGGCTTAATCACCGTGCTTTGTAAATATTCCATTTCCTGACGTATCTGTTGATTGCTTCCAAGTTGCCCCGCGGTTGCGAAGCCTGCAAGTGACTTACTCCACCTGTTTGCCACGACAATCGCCGAGGCTGCTAAGTTTTGCAAGTTTAAAAATTCACCTTCGTTTTCTTTTGACGTGGGAATCCAATTTGCTTTTAATTTTTCGTCCCTCAGGACTTGAACAAATAACTTATGATTATTTGCCATGCCCGTGAATTTGCTTTCTATTCCTTCAACAAGTTTCTTTGCCTCAGCTGGAGTAATTGAGCCGAAAAATTGCATGATGCCCGAAGGCATAAAGCCGTTTTCAAATTTACTTGTATTAAACCGCTGAATCCTGTATTCCATTTCAGCCCACATTTTAGCGCCAATCCACTCTGGCAAACCAAAGTAAAAATAGCCTGCCGCGTATTGCTTAACATGGATAACGCTTCTTTGCGTTCCGTCCTCAAATTTCTTAAAGTCAGGATACATTGGCACCTCCCTAAATCCTTCGCTTTCGTAAAATACACCGTCGGTGGTGAGTGGCACTTCTTCCCAATTGTCGTAAATGCCAACTGATTTTATTATCTGATCTGCTTCCGCTTTTCGAATACCAATGTTATATACGGGTACATGATAAATATAAGTAAATGGTTCTGAACCTACTTTGCCTTTAACAATTTCGCAAAAACTATTTCCAAAAGCATCATAGTCAAAAGCAAGTTTGCTTCTTTCCTAGTTATTACCTGGCAAAATTTCGATTCTAAGGATTTATTTAAATCTCATTCGCCAAATATCTTTCCAGTAGAATGCTTAAGTTGGCACTCTTATATTCTCATCAAAAGTGATATTCATATACCCGTACTCATTTACGTTTTCAATAGTAGCATTAAGATACTCTGGATCCAGCATTTTTGCATATTTCTCCTCCTATTCATATTCTTTATAAACCCTGAGTTTGAA